GGTGGTCGTTTCTTTCCTGGTTCTTCAGGTGGTCGATTCTTTCCTGGTTCTTCAGGTGGTCGATTCTTTCCTGGTTCTTCAGGTGGTCGATTCTTTCCTGGTTCTTCAGGTGGTCGATTCTTTAATGGTTCTTCAGGTGGTCGATTCCTTTCAGGTGTTGCTCCATTTACTCGTTTCCTACCAACAAGCCCAGCAGCGAGGATTGCCGGAAGAGCAGCAGCATTAGTGGCATTAGATACTGCTTCCTCAGATGGTATAGAACAATCAATGTTAGCATTCAACTCGCTTACTGCTTTACGAGCTTCGTCAAAAGAAAGCTCTTTGTCAAAATAAGGATCGCCTGCTTCTTTGCCTGGCTCAGATAGATATATTTTAAATTTTAATCCTGATCTTGCCATAAAAAACTGTGGACAGCCATCATCTTCTGCTTTAGCTGCCACAGGTGTAGTATTGGTTTTTGCGCTTACTGTTGTAGAATTTTGATTAACTGGACGTTGGACTACAGGAACTTCAGCAGAAGGCAGTTCTTCTTTAGGCTTTTTTTCTTGAGGTTCAAGTTCTGGTTCTGGCTGAGGTGCAGAACGATTTAGTTCTATCTCATAATAGTCAGCTGCCTCAGGATGCAATACTCCTAACTCATTTAGTCGTTCAGCAGATGCTTTGTCACTATCATCTAAATCAATGCCAGCGCCAGTTCCTTTTAGATTGGAATAAGCTACAGCAGGAGCGTTAGAACCAAAGAATTTAGTAACTGCATTTTGCCCTGCATAAAAGAATGCTTTTACTCCTAGCTTGCGAGCAATTCTCCCATAATAGTTATCAGAGAATGATGCTGCACCAGCTGGACTTTTCCCCCAACTAGATTTTGATTGCTCAAATTTTTGTGCTTGGGCATACCCTGCTTCAATCTGTTCAAATGTAGGATTGGCTGGCAGTGAATCAACTATACGTTGTATTTCAGCATCTAAAACTTTACCGCTGCCAGATTTTCCTTCGACTATTGGACGATGTATTGCGTAGTCCGACTGTTTCATTCTTAATTGCTTTCACCTGTAGAAAAATTTACTGTTCTTTCTTTGCGGGCTACTTCAAGTTCTTTAAGTAGATCCATTACACGATTTTGTCCTACTTTATCTTGTGCTGATGCTCCACCAAGCTCTGGATTAGTAATAAGAGGCTCGTATGGTTTGTCCTCATCTTGCTTTGTATATTCATCCATGGGATCGTATTCATTGCGAATGCTCAGATGCGATTCTGGGAAAGGAACCTCATCTTTAATAATATTAGCCAATATCTGTGTAGTAGTAGGATAGTTTAGCTCAATGTCAAAGTGTGTAACTTCTACATTGCTTAGGCGTGGAAAGTCCAATGGAGTTTCAGTAATAGGTGTTGTTTTAGCTTTTTGGCATTTAATAACCTCAAATTTATTTAGACAGCCTTCTAGCTTTCCTTCAAAACCTTCAGGAAGCTCTCCTGCTGCCCGTAATTTGAAAACATATGTTTTCTTAGTTTCCATCAAATATTCATTAAAGTGTTTCATAATCAGATTCCTCGTTTCTACTATTTATCAATATTTTTTAGTTTTTCAATGAGGCTGTTTCTGTCACTTACTACAAATCCTTCAGTCTCAATTACTCCTTGTGCCTCTTTAGGCTTAGTGTCGTGATCCAATTTGTCCTTTTTTAGTTGTAGCTCTACCATCTTTATTTTTTTATCTAGCTTTGCTACCTTGGCATCTAAATTAGTCTTTAGCATTTGTCCCGCTACTTCAAAGATGCGCGAGCTATAGCGGGACTCTACATTCATACCTAAGTCCATTAGATCATCATAAGCGTCCATGCTACGTTGTGCTACTTCGTCTAATTCAGCATCAGCAGCATCGCCCAAGCCTTTTACTTTAGGCAACGCTTCTGTAATTTTGTCAAAGTCTGCTACTTTACGGAGAGTATCATTCAACTCTTCTTTAGTTTTTTGTTGTTTGCGTTTTGGTTTGGCGTCCTCTTGAATGATTTCCTGAGACTCAGGAAGATTCAAAAGTTCCTCAAGTTTTTTTGTCATATATACCTTTTATTTTTATTTAGTGTAACGTCCGGTGTGGAACATATCATTTTCGGTTACTACACGAAATGTCATTCCTTGTTGTTTGCAATATTGTCTAGCAACTTGCCATTTAGCTTGATTGACTAATAAGTGCATCTGATTTCGTTTGCTCCTGCCAACTCGTTCTTGTATTGCTTGGTTAGCAGGTTTGACTTCTATTAGTTCTGTTTTGACGTTGCCCTCTTTGTCTTGATACTGTATTAGAAAGTCTGGTACATATATGGTGTGTTTTCCTGTAACAGGATTTTGGTATGGTAAGCGTATTGGTTCTGAGGACCATTTTGTTACTGAGGTGTGATTATCACAGAAGCGCATAAATTGCAATTCCCAACCACTGCGATATGTTGGTAATGTGTTACCTAGGTATTTGTCTGGATTTGTGAGCTGATATCTGCCCTTAAGATACTTCCCCATTGTCCTGCGTCAATAATATTGTTTGTCCTTGCACAATACCTATTCTTTGATTTGAGGTATTAGATACGGCGTTAAAATTTAATGCTGATAGTTTGTTAGGATTTGTAATAGTATCGCCGATATTTCTTTCTTCATTTTTCATAGTTTTAGGTTTTTGCCTAAAACCTAACTGAGAAATTTTATCTCTATTTGTATTAAGAATTTTTAAAACAATATTGTTTAGTTCTAGTTTTGTATATCCTTTTAATGAATCTAATAATTTAAATATTTTTATATTTTCCATTTTAGCTTGTGCTAATAATACTTGTCCAATAGCAGTGGCAGATGACTTATCAAAGCCACGCTTTTCAAAAAAGCCAATCACTGCATCAAAATCATTAGACGCAAATTCTAATCTTTGTTTAAATTTGTTATCAAAAAATGCTATAATTTTTTGTTCATCTGATAAAGAGCTCTGTGGTAAATCTGTTCGTGCTACTGCTTCCATTAATCATCTCCAAAAAATCCATCTTCGCCGCTTACTACATTATTATATAGTCCGCCAAGTCCTTCATTAACCATTCCGCCTACTTCTTGTATAACACCTGCTTCTGTTAGTTTTCCAGCATTTTTCAAAATATTTACACCGCCAATAATAGCACCTAATATATTAGGTGATTTTGGAACTCCGCCTTTAGTATAATCAAATAACTCATTTCTTCCATCCTCGCCGCCTCCGCCGCCAGTAAATGAGTTTATAATATCACCTGCTCCTCCAATGATACTTTTTAGACTTACGCCCCCGCCACCATATATACTATTTGGACTTGGTGTTACATCATAATGTGTAAGATTTCCAAATCCTTTTGGTGAAGTTCCTGATAAACCTTTGCCTGCTTGTGTAGCACCACGCTCGATCCATACAGTCTCATAATTGAATGTTGCTCGCAATTCATTTACACTATTATCGTTACTCGCTGCGTCACCAAAATCCCATCCAGTAAGTATTGGATTGATTATTTGAAATTGTGTATATGTATGGCGAGTCATTTGGCTAATTTGAATGCTTTTGAAAAACGGATTCTCAGCACCAGCATTTAAACCGTGCAGTGTTTTGTTCATAGCAGCATTTTTATAAGTATTGTCTCCCAGCCTCATTGCACCTGATAGTGCCATCTCTTCTGCTTGTGGGTTATATATACTTGCTGCGCCTGATCCAGTAGCAGCGCCTGGAAAATTTTTATTATAAAACGTAGATACAACATCTTTCCAACCATCGGCATAATAATATTTGAAGTATGCCTCAAGCATACCTGTCATCATACCTAAGTTATCATCATGGAAAGTCATATCAATAGCATTATAACGAATGCCTGTTTGGACGTGTTTAGTTCTGTTATATTTCTTTTTAGTCTCTATGTCAATCTCCATAGCAGGAAGTCTAACAGATTTAACCATCAAGCCAGACTCTAAAGTATGTCGATCTTTCCAAGTTAACAGAATTTTGTCCATAGTGTTTGGTGAAAACTCAAAAAACACATGGTATAAGAACTTTACTTTAGGTGCTAGTCTAAACTGATTAGCAACAAAAGTTCTAGAGGCATGACGATAATCAGCTAAATTCCCTTTGGGATTTAGAGTTCCACTGATTAGATTGTCAAAAAATCCGTTAAAAATATTGCTCATAGTATTTCAATATAGGGGGAGAAAACTCTCCCCAATATATTAGATACCGCCACCTGTAGCAAGAGTGCTAATAGTTCTACCAACATTAGTTCCAATACCGCCAGCCGAAATAGGCGACTGAATTGCGTTATCAAATCTAATAGTCAATGCTATTTGCACTACATCTGAGGTAGCGTAGTTCAGCGTGTTGTAGTTGGCACTTTCCAAAAAGCATCCGTAAAGTTCAAAAGTTTCCAATACAGTTGCTGCGTGTGCGCCATTACCGCCATCAAGTATTTCAATAGTCATTGTAAACTTATAATCTAAACCTGAGGCAGCACTTGATTGCTCATAGAAATCCAATTGTTTCTGTAGTTGCTCGCCAACAAGTTTTTGGACATTGTTGTTTACATCTTCACGCAAGTTAACTGAAAGTGATTCCCAGCTATGTTTACCTGCTAAATTTATTTTTGAGTTGTACACATCGACTGTGATAGGCTCAAATGATACAGAAGGACGACTAACATCAATTACTTGTTTTGTCAATTCTGTTGTTGGAGTTGAAACTCCAAAGTTGTTAAATGTTACCCTAAACCGATATTGTAGTTTGGGCATCAACAGCCCTTGAGCGCTGGGCGAATCGCCCGTCGCTAATGGTACTGTCATTCTTGATAATGTTGCTATAGACATCTAAATGACTCCTAACTATAAGTATTTATGCTTTTATAAACCTGCGATTTCGCCAGTATTTTTAATCCTAATAGGAATGTAAATAAACTCAATTGCTTTGACAGGCTCAATAGCTATATCTACATATAGTTCGTTTCTGTCAATCCTTGCGGGAGTGTTATTGGATTCATCACATACTACAAGATAATCATACAAAGCTCTCAAACCAACAAGTTCAAGTAGCATAGTTTCTACTTGTTGTTTGATCTCATCACGAGTAATTTTATCGTTTGGTTCAAACAAGTATGGTTTAGCAAGAACTCTTAGTTGGCTACGCAAGTAAATAATCAATCGTGCTACGTTGATTCTATCAAGTGCGCTAGCTACAAGTTGTCGAGTCTTTTGTCCAAAACATACAAGTCCAGCACCAGTTACAAATGTAATTGGATTAACATTGTTGCTATACAATGTATCACGCATACCTTCGTTCAATGCTACACTACGGAATTCGCCTTCCTCTGTAATATAACCTGAGCTTGTTGCGTTTGTAATGTTACCACGTCTTGTTCCAGCAGGAGCAAACCATGGATAACTTACTTGATCCGAAAGTGCCATTGTTCTTAACATCATATGGCTTGCAGGAACTACTACATTGTTACCAAAGTTATCGCTTGTAAATCCTGAAGGATAATACACTGCCATATATGGATCAGTTGATACTAAACCGTTATCATTATCTTCTACTGCAAGATTTTGATTTGTTGCCCATTGTTGTAGTACCGTAGCGTTCGCCGGAAGTCTGAAAGGCGAGTCACCAATAATAAATGCTGTTAGTCCTCTGTCATAGTTTAGTGAGTTCATCTCACCAATAAGTTCTGAATAACCTGGACATGCCATTAGGTTAAACAGTTTTGATTCGTCATCACGGATCTCTTCGTTTGAGTTAACCAATGCTTGTAGTTTTTGAACTACTACTTTTCTCTGAGCTTTTCGTCCAAATGATCCTGAACCATCTACTTGGTTACCTGATTCAGTTACCCATCTGTCTCGGAAGTAAGCACCAATACTTTCATCGCCCATTGGTTGATCGTTGTATCGTGTATTCTTATCAACATAATCAATATAATTTTTCTCATATCGTTTTACATTGAAGCCACTTCGTCGAAGATTAAACAGCAACATTCCTTTTGGGTATAGTGCTGGATCTGGTGAGTCTGGATCAACATAGTCTGATGTAATCATTTCAGAAATTTCACCTGGCTCATCGCTATTGTCGCCGCGTGTATTGTATCTTGCATCAGCAAATAAAATACCTTCCTCAGTTGTTTGATCTGATGTATCAACTTGGAACCATCGATTCTTTACTGGCAAGTCAGTTCTTTCTCCGTTATATTTGTATAACAACGGATAGTTTTCTAAATCAGCAGTGTCAATCCATAAATCACCTGTTGCAAGAGGAGTTCCATCTTCTTGTGTTTCTGGTGCTGACGCCATTACAAGAGGACCCATTGGATCTGGTTGTAAGTGATCATCAACATTATAGTATGGTGATGGACGTGGGCTCATTCCTGATTTTCCATCATATAAATAACCTACAAACTCGTGTCCATTATGAATTAAAATATCTACTTCATCTACAATAGAGTTATACCAAAGTGCTCCATGAAGTGTAGCATTTTGAATTTCTCTATTTTCAGCTTGATACTTCAATACATTCCAAAGGCTTCCGCGCATTTCTTTAACGGATGATGTGTCGTCTGTTCCTTGTTCCCAATACAAGTTTAGAGCGCCTGTGCTTCCGTTATATGGAACAAACCCAGCTTGAGCTAAAATATTGTCGCCCATTGTATTTGAATCATATTGGAATTTAATTTCACCACCTAATGAATGCTCAATTACTACTTTGTTATGAATGTTTACACGAGCGCTGACATTTGGAACATTGGCGTCATTAATAGCCGCAGCCAATAAGTTAGCATCAGTAAATTCTCCATCATAATTTGCAGTAACTAATACCCAAGGGCTGAACTCAAGCATAGCAGCATCAGTTGATGCAATCTTAAATGAGTGCGTTCCTACTGATAATACATCTTTATTAATCTTTGCGCCAGAGATGGAAGTAGGTGCTACTGAGTCACGTCGATAAAACTTCACTGTTGCTAATGGGCGCTCATCGTTTGCTACGTTAGTGGCAGCATACAAATTGCCAGTTAGCAAGTTAGCACCGCCACCTGCTTTATCCATGGAATATAATGCTTCTTCGTGAGAGTCATATAAATTGATATCAACATTATCCCAAAGTTTTGTAGAGTCATTCCATTTTCGAACAACGTATTTTGCTCCTAAATTTGGAGTAGTTGTCTTCATCCATACAGATCCAGTTGGGCGTGGAAGCTCGTCGTTTATTTTATACTCTGGAATATTTGTATGTCGTGAGATTTGGAATTTTGGAATATTATAAAACCCTTGGTTAGTTGCTTCGTTGAAGTCAATGCCAAGTCCTTCATCAGACATAGGTCCTAATGGATTGTCTGTTCCTGGGATATTGATAAGATCAATAGTTTCAATTAAGTTTCCAGCTCCGTCAGTTCCATCAGAGTAAATCTCAAGTCGTCCATAAACTTCTTTAGCACGGATATGTCCTGTTGTTACAAATGCATTTTCAATTTTTGTTACAATTTGAGCAATAGAGTCACCTGTATTGATAGTAATTGGAGTTGGTGTTCCGTTTACTACAATATTGAATGATCCTGGATTAGATTGATTGAAGATTGGATTGGCTGTAGTTCCTTTGATTACTGGATGGCTCTTAACCCATGCTGGGCTTCCAACTAATACCCAATTGCCCTCAATATTTCGATAAAAAATTCTGTTTAGTGTAGAGGTTGCTACAGCAGCATAATCGCCTACAGTTCCAATAGATTTTTTAGGAATATACCCTGCGTAACCATTTATAAAATAGCTACCAGTATTTTCAGTATCACCAACTTCATCAATTGTGATTACTTTTTTATTTTGGAAAACTTGTCCACCATCAATAACGGAAGTTCCTTTCCATTCTTGAATACCCCAAAGGCTAATGCTAGTATCAAACCAATATGATCCATCTGACGGATCACCACCTGGAGCATCTGCTTGTGGCTCGAGCTCATTCAAATCAATGTCTGCTCTTGTAATCCATGCTCGGTTAGCTACTCCTAAATATGAGTAGGCTGCTTGTAGTCCGTATTCGTTTAGCTCGCTAGCATGAATTGGATTGTTGTTAATATCTGTTTTGAAGATCGGGTCGCCAAATGTATCAACCAAGTCACGTTGCGAAGTTAGCAAGTATGGAATACCTGCGTTCTTGCTCAGTGTTCCTGGAGCAACACCTGTTCCTGATCCATTAGGTTTGTTTCCAGCGGAAACAACAAAAATCATAGGTAAGGTACCTGGTTCAGCTGGCGTATAAAAACTTTCGTCAACGACAGTAACCTGTACACCTGGGGATACTAATGCCATATTTTATCTCCTCATAGGCTTAAAAATAAATCTCTAACTGTATTTAGCATATACTCGTAAATCTAGGCTGTTATAAACCATCGAAAAGGACAACGAAAAGGATATAAATATTTGCATGGAACGCAAAACACGGCCCTTATGTGAGAGTTGTAACTCTCAGCCGGCAGGAATCAATTATTATAAAGAAGGAAAAGCATACTATCGCAAGAAATGCGACAAGTGTTTGCGACAAACAAATAAGACTAGGGCTCCTTTTTGGAAGCGAGCTGGCTATGAGATGAAGAATTATTGTGAGAAGTGTAACTACAAAAGCAATCACGCAGAGCAGTTCAATGTATTTCACATCGACGGAGATCTTACAAATTGTAAAATAAAAAATCTAAAAACTGTCTGCGCTAATTGTCAGAGGATATTACACAAAGAAAATATTAGGTGGAAACAAGGAGATTTGATTCCAGATATGATTTGAGCATATTGATGTCCCCGTTATTATTCACAATAGAATCCATTCTGCTTGTAGCCCAGTTCCATTCTGATGGATGAATATTATTAGGTATTACATTTAATTTTGTATAGTGTGTAAACCAAGTAGGATCGTTTCCACGCTTTACACGCCAAATAGATCCACCTAGCCCTCTAATCATATCAATTTCATTTGTAAATCTTACATCAGGTATAACAAAATTTGTATCTCTATTAGATAGTAATTGCTGTTTGACTAGGCTTACCCAAATGCCATCATAAAATCCTTCTCGCATACACTCTGTTCCATACAGTTGTAATACGAGTCTAGGTGTTACTTCTCTTCTTAGTTCCCTAGTCCAAAAGAAATCTACTTCCTCACGCCACGCACGTGACTCAGGTGTATCACCCTCAAGCATTTGTCTGTCCCAGCCAAACATAGCTGAGACACCATCTTTTAGTTTATCCGCAAATGAAATTTTTGTAAAGTTGTGTTCTTTGACTAGAATGTCTGCTACAGTTCCTTTGCCGGAACCAATTAAGCCACATAATCCTACGATCATTTTATCCTATTAAGAAGCCGTACCCAGTTCCTCCTGCTGTTGCGTCTCCAACCTCTTTCTCAAGTTTTTCCATTTCTTGTTGTGCTTCAGCTTTGAGTGCATCGCCATTTAGTGTACCACCTCCTTGTGGTCCTGCGATGCTAGCAAATTTACTCCTCGCTTCGCCAATCATATATTTGGCTTGTGCGAGTGCGTAACTTTTGATCCAATAGCCGGATTGGTAGTCGTCTAGCAGTTGTTCTGTGGGACGATAGTTATAACATTTCAACAGTAGTGTTTCGTCGTCCGCCGATGGACGTTGTAATATAGTTAGCAGTTTTGTGGTCCGGTTCCAATTAAACTCGATAAATCCTCCAAACATTCTACCAGCTAGTTCTTGAAAGCCTGAGTATAATTCAAATGTAGCTAAATTGCCTGAGGTTCCTTGTGTGTTCAACAAGTATGTATTTGTCTGTCCTACTTGGAATGGATCAAATCCGCCTGTAGAAGATCCTGAGCGTGAGGTTAGCCCTCTGCGAAATATGCGTTCTACTTCCATAATCTCTCGTGGAAGTGTGTAGTTGTTTTGATCTCGTATTAGTTGTAAAAAGAAATAAGATTCTTCAACACTATTATCAGAGCGTTGTCGATATCTATCTAATGCGTTATTTAAAGATATTTCGTAATGCGATGGGTCTAGTTCAACATCAACCATTCCACCGCCAAGCATATTATAAATGTAATCAAATATATTTTGCCTTGCTGCTCGTAGGTCCTTCATAAATATTCTCCTACTTGTATTTATTTATATAGCGATAAATACAATAAATCTTTAAAAGGAATCGTTTTGCCCAGACTAAGTTTATACAAACCCGAACGTGGGAAAGATTATCAGTTTATTGACGATAGAATCTTTGAGATGTTCACTGTTGGTGGGACTGATGTAAATTTGCATTTACTGTTAGGAACAACTAATCCAACAGATGAAGATGCTACTGCTACAACCCCTCAATATGATACAATGAGCGTAACAAATATTCAAGACTTATTATTTTTAGAAAATAGAGATAGAAAGTATGAAGAAAATATTTATACCATTCGTGGGATTTATAATTTACAAGATTTAGAATTCAACTTATCCCAGTTTGGTATGTTCCTAAGTAACGACATGCTGTTTCTAACTATTCATATGAATAGTACAGTAAAAACATTAGGTAGAAAAATTGTTATAGGTGATGTTGTAGAACTTCCACATTTGCGAGATGAGTATGCACTAAATGATTTTCAATATGCTCTTAAAAACTTTTATGTAGTTGAGGATATTACACGCCCAGCAGAAGGATATTCGCCAACTTGGTTTCCGCATTTATATAGACTAAAGCTAAAACAAATAGCAGCAGGGCAAGAATTTAAAGATATTGATGCTGACTCTACTAGAGAAAAAGAACTTGCTATCAACGAAGCTATTGTACAAGATGCTGAAGCAAATGCATTACTGAGTGGTTATGAGACTCAACATTTCTTTACATTACAAGTTAATGCTAACGGAGAGCCTGAACTCGTTAGAGCTGATACAACGATGATTGATGCCAGTACACACAAATTAAGTGGATCTATTGATCATGTTATGAGAAATCCAGTAAAAGAAGGATACATGGGTTACTTGTTAGGTGATGGAATACCACCAAATGGATTGCCTTTTGGGTGTGGTATATCATTTCCACCTACAGGTATTGACGGTGATTATTGGTTACGAACAGATATGATTCCTAATAGACTGTTTAGATATGATGGACGACGTTGGATGAAATTTGAGGATAATGTGAGAATGACAATGACACCACGTGAAGATAGATATACACAAAAAGGTACATTTATCAATAACACAAATTCTACAGAAATTTGTGGCGAGGATATTCCAGAACGGCAAAGTTTGAGTAAGGCATTACGCCCTAAAGTAGATATGCCACATTTAGATAACCCTGAGGAATGCGATAGTAATACACCAGGGAGGCGCAAATAATGCAATGGTTTTATGATGCGCAGATACGGCGTTATATTTTACAACTAATAAGAATGTTGAGCTATCTTACATATAAAGATGGCGATGGAGAGCTTATACAAGTTCCTGTAATGTATGGTGATCCATCAAGATCCGCTGCTTTTATAATCAAAGACGGTAGTGAAAATATGGCGCAGTCTGCTCCAAAGATTGCTTTGTATATTACAAATTTAGAGATGGATCGTGAGAGATCATCAGATAGTACATTTGTTAGCAAAGTCCAAATTAGAGAGCGAGCTTTTGATAAAGATAATCAACAATATTTGCACAAGGAAGGACGTAACTATACTGTAGAGCGTCTTATGCCTACGCCATATAAATTATCAGTCAATGCTGATATATGGACAACTAATACAGATCAAAAGTTACAACTAATGGAACAGATTCTAATGCTGTTCAATCCAAGTTTAGAAATACAAACAACAGACAATTTTGTTGATTGGACATCACTTACTGTCGTAGAGCTAGACTCTATTACATTTAGTAGCCGATCAGTAGGTGGGGGTAGCACAGAAACAGAAATTGATATTGCTACATTAGGTTTTTCAACACCAATATTCATATCACCCCCAGCTAAAGTAAAACGATTAAATGTAATTCATAATATTATTACATCTATATTCAATGAGCAACACGGATCTGTTGAGCGTGGTGAGACTATGCCTGAGATGTTAGCATATGCTTCTAACAGAGCATATTTGTCTGATACAAAAACTCGTCCAGTTATAAATGAGGATGGAACATTAGGTATGGCAAGTGAAGGTATGAGAGCATCGCGCCCAGAGCCAAATACAGTAGCTTGGTCCACTACATATAAAAATTATGATTTGTTAGTCCTAAATGATAAACTAACATTTATTGATAACAGAGATGAAGGCATACTTCCTTGGCGAGATTATATTAAAGCACACCCTAAAGGTGATTGTTATGAGCCGCATCTAACACAAGTAAAATTATATCGCAGTGATTTTGAATCTCCACTGGCAGGTTATGTTCATATCAGTCCTAACAATGAATATGAAATGCTTGTAGATTGGGATATGGATACGCTACCTAGTGACACTGTATTAGGTGGGCCACTAGGTGATAAAACAAAAATAGATTATATCATAGATCCATTCAAAGTA